TCAACGTAACCACGGCACAAGTACGATATGGCGGACGCTCGGATTCCGGTCATTGCTGCAAGTTCTTTTTGGTTCAGACCCCGGCTGGCGATTAATTCTGCTAAGACTATGTTAATGGTCATTGACTTACCTCCTCAAAGAGAATGATAATACGCTTTAGGTGTGCTATACTATGTAGAGTTGTGATTACGCATAAGCGTTATTTCATCAATACGCGCTTTGCGTATCCCCATAGTAATACGCGCCGTGCGTACTGTCAAGGAGTGTAAGGGATGTCAAATGAAATAATTATCCAGAGATTTAACCAGTTACTGGAATCGTCACAATTGCAGCAGAAGCAGCTCGCCGAAATCATACATATAAAACCGCAAACCCTTAACGGATACCTGACCGGATATCGGCCGTGTCCACTCGATGTCGTTGTCAGCATCGCGGATTACTTTAACGTATCGGTCGATTACCTCATCGGAAGATCGGACGTTCCAACGATTCAGAATCCGCTGACTCCCGAAAACTGAGCGGCTTCCTCCGCTAAATCCGTTTCCTGAACGATGCCCCAATTCGGCAGATATACGATCTCAATACGTGCACCTTCACCACCGTTACGCCCCTTTCCGATTGCGATTACTCCGCGTCCTTCTTGATTCAGCGTATCCACTCCGAGCAGATTCGTTGAGTCTTCGAGTATCGCCTTCGTCTTCTTTACGGCTTTGCGCTTTGGCGGACACAACTCGCGCGTTCCGTCTTCGTTCTCCTTCTCGTCTTCCTCGTCGGCCTGCGTTACGACATGCAGCGTTGCCTTGTGACGTCCGGCTAGTCTCCGAAGCTTCTTCGATGTTTCCGCGACGTCCCCGCCTGCGACCCTTGACGTATTCGCCTCGAAATCCATTAAGTAAATTGGGTCGACTATGACAACGTCTGCGCCAGTCTCCACGATATCCGCGTCTAGTGCCGTAACTGAACGGTCATTGAAATCCGATGAGTCCGTAGCCCGCACGATAATCCTTCCCGGAATCACCTCGTTTAACGTCGCGATAAAGGTTTCGAGCTGCGTTTCTACTTCCGGAGCCAAACGCCCCATAAGCATCCCCTTGTTATCAAAGCCTGCAGCGTAATCCGTACCGTCCACATTAGCGTTAAATAGCCCGGAGCGCGCGGATATTTCCGAGAACGCACGCGCCAGCCATTCATACTCGGACATTTCGAGTATCCACAGCAGGACGGTCGCTCCGTTAAACGCTGCCTCGATCGCTTCCACCATGACGATAACGGATTTCCCGCGTCCTGACTTGCCGAACCACGCGTACATATTTCCGCTAAAGTAGCCGCCAATCTCATCGTTGATCGTGCGGAACTTACTCGGCCAGATGCGGAAGGAAGTGCCGGCTTTACGTGCGCGATACTCCGCGAGAAACTTGTCCGTTTGCTTGGAAACGTCTGTTAATGTCAGAACGTTTGTTCGTGTTCTTAGTTTAATCTGATCGAGCTTCCGCGTCAAGGAACTTACGAACTCTTCCGTAGTCTTATCGTCAAACTCACGCTGCATGTTCGGATCGCTAAGTAGTGCCGCAGTCTCACGCTTGCCGGCCGCGTCCTTAATCTCGCGGGCCAGGTACTCGAAGCTGTCCGTCACGCCGGGAATATATGCGCACACATCGTCCGGAAACTCCGCCACGAACGTTGATAAGGACGGCGCAGTTCCGGCGTTGTCGGCTGCGTATTTAACGACGAAATCATGCGCGCGACGTTCGCCTTCGGTCGCGTAATCTGTTCGCGTAATTCCGAGGCGCGTAACCGCTGTAATATCGCCTGTGTCGACGATCTTTGACAATAATTGCTGTCCATGCGCTGCCATACCTTACACCTCCTATTTTACAGCCGCTTTACATAACGTCCAAACTCCGTATTAGGCGAAATTTCCGATTGCACCTACGGTACGTTTGGGAATTTTTATCAATCATTGGACGTCATTAGGGAATATTTAACTATATTAACGATATTCTCAGCGTATTATCACGCGCTATTTGTCGAATATAAGCGGTCTGTCCGCTCACTAAACGCGTTACTCTCGATTGCTTACCGTAGCTACTATTTACGCCGTTTTACGTAGACCACGCTTACTCTCGCCTACAAACGGTATCTCTACGCATCGCTCCCGTACGCGGTCCGTTAATCTCCTGTCGAACACTTGCGCTAGGTCCGCGAGCATTACGTTGCTCGTATAGACCGTAGGCAGTCCGTTAGCGACACGGTGATTGACGATGCTATGCAGGTCCGCGCGGAATGCTTCGGACGCTGAGCGTACGCCGATATCGTCGAGCACTGCGAACGGTGCCGCTTTAACGCGCTGCTCCATTGCGTAGTATTCGGCGGCCAGCGGTTCGGCGGTTTCGGCCGGCACATGCGAACGGTTGAACCCGAGGAATAACGTTTGCCAAGCGTTCACGTCGAGAAAATACGCCGGCCGTTCCAGCGGTTGCCCGTTCCGTTGGATGCTGCCGATATAATGGCGTATGACCCATTCGTGTATTAACGCAGCCGCCGTCGTAGTCTTACCGGTGCCGGGCGATTCGCTATACAGATACAGCGATTTAATGCGCTCATCTGACGTATCACCGAATTGCCGCGTGAAAGTGCGCGCGTAAGGCTCGACCACGCTGTACGCACGGTACTCCTTTTCGTTATCGCGCGCCATTGCTCCGCGTGCTGGCGAATTGGCGATCGTTACGCCGCTGTAGTCCGCCGGCACATTCGCTGCTCCGACGCGTCCGCCGGCGCCGTTGTAGCCCATCACAGCGATGAATGACGGACAGCGCGCGTTACATTTGGCGGAGTCGGCGAGCGAACACTGCGCGGATAATATGCAGTTTTTAGCGTGTGACACCTTATTACCTCCTCCTGTCCTTATATACACCGGCAATTTTTCGTTTAATCACGTGTTACAAAAACTCCGCTATCTCCTCCGCTGTCATCCCGCTGGCTGCCGCTTGCTCAACGCGCTCCTTTCGCTTACCCTCCGCAAGCACCTGCGCCATGATACGCGGCAGCATATACGTTATCAAAAATCCCGCCGTTAACTGCGGATATTTCGGTGTTACGTGATGTTCCGCGAAGGCACGTTCGATCGTTTCGCGCAGGGCCTCCGCACCGTACAACGTGAGCGCGCGTTTGATTACGCCTTGTTCGAAGCGAAATCCGCCTGCACTCGGGATGTAAACGTCAATACCGTAGCGCTCACGGTTGAGATCGGTGACCATACTTTGTATCGTGAGCGTATTGTAGTCGGCTAACGGAAGATTCCGCCAATCCTTACGCATCTCTCCCGTAATCTTCGTTTTAGGCTCCACTTTCTTTCGCGCCATACTTCGCCCTCCATTCCGTTAATCCAGGTAACCGCTGTTTAGCGAACATCTCCATAAACTCGCGGGTACACGGCGTTTTATAGGCGAACCTGAATCCGTGAAATACGACGGCGTTCGCATAAATGGTATCCATGATTACTACGGTAGGTGCTGACGAAATCATTTGTCCGCCAATCCCGCCGAAACCGAGCGACGTGTCTGCCCACGATTGCGTCCATACATTAATTGATAAGTCTTCGAACGAGTTTACAGTTTCCCGGTCATACAGCGTTTGAAGCGCGGTAGATAAACAGCGCTGTAATCCGCCTAAGTATTCGTACATTGAACGCTCACCTCCTCGTCCGCGAACGGGTCTCCGCTTTCCTCCGCGTATTCCGGCAGCACACGTTTAAGCGTCGCAACAATATGCGGAATCGGCTCGGACGTCGCACGGATATGCGTGTCGATTTCGCGGAGAGCTTCGATGAGAGTTTCGTAACCCCCGCGCATATGATACGAGTCGGCCTCCGCTTTCAAGGCGCGGTCTTCGAGCGTAAAAATCTGTCGCGTCCAATCGGACAGCCTCATCTTTAACCGCTCATTCTCCGCAACGACCGGCGCATACACTTCGCAATAGAAGCAGAACGCGCCTTCTACGTGGCATTTACATTCGCTACTCATCCGCAGGCACCTCCGTCAGTAATTTCCGTAGCATCTCGACGATTATTCCGCCTGAATACGTCATAGCAACCGCGATGCCCGCGCGGAGTCTTGCGTTCTCTTCCTCTGCGTCAAGATACTGCTGCGCTTGAATGGCGGCTTCGTTGCGCCACATTTCCGCGATCGCCTCCGCGTTAATCGCCCGTTCAATTGCGTGAGGCCACGCGGTGCGCGCTTCGGCGATGAACGTTGCATTGTCCGACTGCTCCCGCCTCGCCGTGCCCTCTAGTGTCGCTACGCGCAGCTCGCCGTAACCAGTATCGGGGCCGTCTACGTTGTTATCCCCGTCAATACTCCACGGTCCGCAAGTCGCCGCGTTGATTATCGCCAGGTCAGCGCGTAAATCTCGTTTAATTTCCGTCATAATTACGCCGCCTCCAACGTTAGAATAGTTCCGATCACGATTACGAATAGTGACGCAATTATCGCCACATCTGCGCTTAGTAATATCGATATGATTGCCGCGATAAGTCCTACGCCTACTAACGCTTTCCCCGCAAGATACCGTACAATCCGGTCGCCTAAGTCAAACATCACGCCGCCTCCTTCCGGTATTTTTCGTATAGGAATAACGCTACTTGCTCGCTCCAACTTAACGCTTGATAGCTTGGATTATCGTATAGCCACAGGTTAAACTCGCGGATTTCTTCGTTAGTTAACCGCGTCATTTCGCTCATTATTCCGCATCCTCCTCGTTATTTTCTAAGGGCTTCTCCCCGCGATAATGCGCTATTATGTCCGCTACACTTTCGAATTTCACTTACGCAGCCTCCTCGCTCAATCCATTTCTGCGCAAATACAATTTATAAGCCACCTGCGCACGTCGGTCCATTGATATCGGCGCTCCCACGCGGATACACTCCGCTATAAACTCGCTATCCGTATCATCAAACGGTAACCCGAGCGTATTGAGCCGCCAGTGTACAAGCTCATGCAGAAGGTTTCCCTCCGCTTTCGCCGCGCCTATCTCAGCGTTAACCGTCGTCGACATACGTATTTCCTGGCGTGATAAATCGAGAGCCCACGCATAGCACGCCTCCTGCTGCCTCCAGTAGCGCCGGGTCAGCCGCAGCGTCCCCGTATAGTCCACGCCCCAATGACGCCGGGCCAGTTCGTTCGCGAGCGCTAGCAGGCGGCTTTGTTCCGCGAGTAAATCCGCTTTCGTCATATGCCCACATCCTCCGTTTCGATACGTCCGTCCCAGGCGTTGAACGCGCTGTGCGAAGTCCTCTTCGCGGTAGGTGCGCTTTGTTCCGCAGATATTGCACGCTATAACGAAGTACGTATAACGAGCGCATCCTATCGTCTTTACGAACGTATCATCCAGTCTCCACTCATGCACGCAGAGGTGCGGAGACGGCTTGCGCTTAAACGGCCACATCAGCGGTCGCCTCCGTTAAGCTCGACGATCAGGGCCGCGAGACACAGCGCCTCTGGAGCCGTTAGTTCCTGCGTCATCGCACGTACCTGTCCGTCGCTATCGTTTATGCGCGCTCCGTACGTGTCGACTGCGCCGGATATTTTCGCGATCTCTACAGACCAGTAGCGTTCGAATATCGGCCACGCTGCGGAGATGTCCGTACTTGGCGACCAGCCGTGCCGTCTTCCCGTAAACACTCGGTCATAAAAAGGTGCGTTGTTAACGCGTTCGTACCATCCGGCGTCTTCTCCGTCTTCTGCGCGCCATTCCCATCCGAACACAACCTCCGCAGTCCATACATCACGTTCCCGCGCGCTAAGCCCCGTCCACTTTGCGATAATCTCATCGCGTGTCATTACGCTACACCTCCGTTAAAATATGGCGCAACCTCTACGCGGACGACCGATACTTCTACAAGTCCGAACGGAGTTTCCACCGTTACCTCCCGCGCATAAAAGTTCTGTCCAACGCATTTGTAAACGCCGGAACCGTCAACCGTTACGTACTTATCACGGTAATCGGACTGCTGCATCGCGCGAGCCTCCGCTATTGCCTTCTCCCACATGTCCATTACGATACACCTCCCGTTATTTTTTCTTATCCTCGATTATTGTCGCGCTGCCGGACTCTTCGTGTTTCAGTAGTTGCACGCGGTCAACACGTCCGTTAAGGTATCGCGTCTTACGGAAGTACTCGTCCATCTTCTTCCGCGCCTGCTCCTCCGTCTTCCAGAACGTGCTCGACCGGTTGCAGCACCAATGGTAAACGACCGCCTCGTACGGTTTCTTCATGCGTTCGATATGCGCGAGTGCCGCATTGATCGCAGCAAGTTCCGTTTCGAGCGCCTCCTTACGCAGTGACAACCGCTGTTCTTCCGTCATCTCATCCGCTCCCTTATCCGTATAATAACTCCGCGTAAATATGGCGAAGGTGTGTTTCCGGCTGATTATCGGCGGTAAATAAGCGCTTTTAACGCTACCCTTCCGCTAACACTCCAGCCGCCTCAACGCCGCTATTTCCCCGTCGTTTCCCCGCGATTTCAACGGTAACGTCCGGCCACGTATCGACCGCCGCGCCCATCGCCGTTGTTATCCGCGATGTTTCCGCCTGCAGAAGCGTGGTGAACTCCGCGAGGCTCCCGGTATCCGCGCTGACCGCCGCATTGAACCGTACGTAATCGAGAGCCGCACGTAAGCCTACGGCGTTAACCGGATAGTACGCAACGTCGTCCCACACTTCGCGTTTAGGCGGAATCGGTACGTTCGGGTCCGCTTTATAGCCGGGAGCCTGCGTCGGGTCTACGGTGCGGCGGCGTTTGACTACGAAGTTATTGGCGGATGCGTCCGATTGGATCGCGTAATCTGGCGTGAGCTGTGCGTTAAACATTAGCGGCCACCTCCGTTTCAGGCGTGTTATTAATCCCGGGGATTACGATACCGAGCGTGTTAAGCGTATACTCAACTCCGTCACAGTATCCGTCGGAATAAGCTTCGCACGCCTCATCGTAATGACACGCGTACATCATGCGGAGGTACGCGTACGCCTGCTCCCGCGCCTCTTCCTCCGTCAGCTCACGTTCATATCCGTCAAGCAGAGCGCGCATTAACGTGTCAAACGGGATAGATCGCAAGTGCGTGAGCGTATCGTTGTAACCACGCGTTGGGTTAATAACCTCGTATATTAACGATTCGTTATCGCGCCCTGCGCTCCGTAGAATCTCGATTGCGTCCGCCACCTCGTGCGGAATTGTTACCGGTTTAATCGTTGCTTCGCTTGTTTTCATTACGCGTTCACCTCCGTGTCATTTACGCCAGGAATGACTACGTCCAGTAGCCCTATTACGCGCTTCAACGTCAAGGCGGCCATAGTGTAGCGCGTTGGATCACCGTTATACATTCCGCGCGCCTCTCTCGCTGACTCCGTGAGATTATGGTAAATTTCCGCTATGGTTTCCTCCGGAGTCTTCTCCCGTTCATATCCGACTAACAGCGCCGTCATCAGCGTATCAAACGATACTTGCCGCAAGTCCGTCGTAGCAGCCGGAACTCCGCCGCCGGTACGCATCCACAGTTCCGCGATATACTCGTTACTCTTACCATAATGGCCGCGCAGATCATCGATT